CGCACTCATGGGGCGGGGTCAGGGGCGTTTAACCCTTGCTTGGTAAGACGCTGGCGTATTTTGGCCTGCACCGCAGCCACCGCCGGCGTAAGTCCCGCGTCGGCGGCGGGGCGCATGAAGGGCCGGGCCTGGGTGCCGGGGTGCATCACCTCGCGCACGGTCTGGCCGCCGAAGCGTAGCGCCGTGTTGGGGGCCTTCGCTTTGATCAAGTGGGCCCTGGTGCCGAACTCGACCAGGTGCGCGTACCAGGCCACCGAGTTACCCACCTTGGCGCTGGCCGACACGTTCCCTTTGCTGTACTTGGTGGTAATGCGCGCGCTGGCCGCAAGCTTGCCGCTGGCAACCGGGATGCGTTGCTTGACCTCAGCCATCATCACCGCAGCGCCAGCGCGTAGGGCCGTCCGCATGATGTTCTTTTCCATGTTGGCGGGTAGTGTTTGCAGTAGCGCGTCGAGCGCTGCGCCACCTACAATATTTTCATTGCGCTCGGTCATGTTGAGTAGCCCCGGATGGTAAATTCTATCCACTCGCGCCGGCCAATCTCGGCCGGGCCGCCGCTGATCTGGAACACTTCGTCAAGCTCGTTATGCACGACCACGCGCATATCAGAGGTGATGCCGCGCATGTACCGGATCCGCACGCGCGCGGGGCGGTCGGCCATGCGCAGACCGTTCTGCACCGATTCGCTTTTGCTCGGCAAGTCGTCCCACACCTGGGCCGGAATGCGCGCCAGTAAAGGGAACGCATTCACCCACGTATCCGTAGGTTGCGGGCCAAACTCGCCAGCGGTGTCCACCTGCTGGCGCTGGATGGTGATACGCCGGTCGAGCTGACCCGCGTTCACAGATACACCGTGTATTGCTGGTACAGGCACTTCATGAAACCTTCCGGCAGCTCGGCGATGCTGACGCCCGCGACCACGCTTGCCCGGTGCTCGTACATCGTGCCGAGGGCCAGCAGCATCCACTGCACCAGTGGTGCGGGCACTTCGCCCGCCGCGTAGCCCGCCATGTAATTAAGGGTGGCTTTGCCGCGCCCCGCTGGCATGGACGGCCAACCGGCCCCTTGGATGGAATACAGCTTGGCCGGTTGGCGGCGGTTGTCGAAATAGAAGTTTGGCACCACCTGGGTGGTGCCGGCTGCGTCCACGTACGACAAGGCGATGCCGCTTTGGTACGGCACCGTAGACAGTGCCATACCGTCGTGGAAATAATCAATGACCTCGGCCACCGCCCTCGGCGCGATGGCGCGGCCCGTAAGCCCCTCCAGCGCACCGAGGGCGGCGGCGATCATGCCTTGAATCTGCGCGTCGTCGTCGGCGTAGACCACCTTTAAATGGTCTTTGGCTTGCTGCAGTGTGATGAGATTGGCCACGCACCCGCCTTACTTGAAAACGTTCTGCGCAAGCAGGTCATCGAAAATCAGGCCAGCCCACCAGAGTACGCCGACATGGTTCAAGTGAATCAACGGCTGGCTGTCCGCTGCGCAACGGTTTACATCCGTACTGGCCGAAGCGTCGCCGGCACGATAAGCGCCCGGAAACGCGGCCAGCACCCCATCCGCTACCAGGTGGATTTTGCCATTCGGGGCGTTCCATTCGGACTCATTGACACTGCCGATATACCGGTTGCCCCGACCGATAAAAATCTTGTGGGGACCAACTGCCGCTATGCGTGAAATCACATGCGCTTTCGCTTGGATAATCTGCGCTGTGGGGCGTTGGGCCGCGATATCGTTCTGGCCTCCGCCAGCGGCGAAAATCCAATTCTCATCACCCCGATCCGCCGCCAATTGGGCGGAACCCACGGCGTCGTTGATCAATCCGGAAGGATCGTATCCGGCCTGCCCCTGCTCGTAGAGCAATCCCGTAACCGGATCGCGGCCCACCCAGGCGTCGACCATGCCGGTGTTGCCCTGCGCCTTGTTCATGATGCCGATATCCCACCCGGTATGTGCCGCTACGCGCTCTTTCAGCGCGCTGAAAACGGACGAAGTACTAACGGTACCGGGAGTACCAGCAGCAATCAAAACCGAGTTTGACCGCCCGAACAACGTTCGCTGACGTACGTTCGGGCCTGGGACGGTGGGCAGGACTGCAACGTTGTTCACCTTGTTCGGTGCCGTACCCGTACCGCGCTCGTTCGACTGGTCAATGACCAGAAAGTTAATCTTTTTTGGCATTTTGATTAGTCTCGCGTGTAATCGGTGTCTTTGAATGCGGTGTAGATATCGCGGCAAAAACGCAATGCCAGCATATCGGGGTCTTGGAAGCGCTTGCCTGCAGGGAGAACGGCCATGCGGAACGCCTTGAGCGCCATCGCTTTGACGTTGACCGGCGTGAAAGACGTGTCGGTCGGGATATACCCAAAGCCCAAGTTGCGCGGCGGGGATACCAGGGTGGACCCCTCATTGAGCAACGTAGCCGAACCACCAAATCCGTTGCCGGTTGAACCTTGGTTGATGTTCGCCGCCTCGCCGTCAATCCACGCGTCAATGGCGCGGGTTTGGCCGTCGATAACGATCTGCAAAAAGAACGGCGTATCCGTCGGAATTGGCCGCGTCACCACACTGGTGCCGTCGAACGTCAGGCGGCTGATCGTGATCGACTTCGCCGTGGTGCCCGCGCCTTTGTGGTTGAACGATATCGTGCCTGTGCTGTTGAGCACCACGCCGAAACCTTCCACCGAGGTGGTTGAATTGCCGAACAGTGTTTGGTTGCCGGTCGCGCCTATGGTCATGCAGTACGCTTGGATCAGCAGCGATTGCCCTAAGGCCAAGTCCCACGCCACTTTATCGTGGGGGAACGCCAGCGCCTTGCCGGTGGAATTCGTGGGAACGCCGCCAGCGTAGTTGCGGCCAATAGACAACCAGCCGGGCATGCTGTCGTACACGTCCGCATCGGTGATCGTATTGGCCGCTAGTGCGCCCTGCACCATGCAGTATTGCAAATCGTTGTTGTTGACCATGCCCTTTACCGCGTTAATCTGGCGCGGCGGCGGAGCGTACACCAAGGCCTTATCGTACTGCGAATACATAGGGGTGAACGTGGGGGTAGCCGCCCCTACTGGAATCGGGGCACCATTGCGCCCCCGCAGACCGATCAAAACGCCCTGCGCATCAAACTCTGCGTCAACCCCGATGCGGGTGTTTGGCACGACCGGCGCTACGGCGGGAACGCCCCCCGTAAGGTCAAGGGTCGCATTGACACCACCCGACAACAGGGCGTCCGCAACCGCATCGGCCAGCGTAAGGATAGTCTGCGGCCGATTGCCGAGGTGCGTAGACAGTAGCCGGATAGTCTTTGGCATGATTATTTAGCCTTCGTTTTGGTGTTCTTGTTGGCCGGCGCGTCGTCCATTTTGTTCTTGGGCGCGTCGTCCATTTTGGTGTCGTCTTCCAACAGGTCGTCCACACCTTCGGGGACTGGCTCCGCGTCGGTCGTTTTGACTTTCGCGGTCTTAACCAGGCCGATTTTTTCCAGCTCGCGTGCTTCGCCGGCTTCGATAGTTTCGGTTTGCCCTTTTACCATTTCCAGACGCCCGTGCATGAATGAGTCGAGCGCGGTAACTTTAAGCAGGCCCGCGTGTTCGGCGGGTTTGTTCGTCGTGATAGCCATTCTGTTCTCCTCGAAAAACCGGCGGCCTTACCGCGCCGCCGATTCAATCATTACACCGGTGTGATATCGCCTTTGATGAACGCCTCAGGGCGGTTGACCACCAAGGCCAGGCGTTCTTCGATCAGGATCGTGATCAGGTTGTTCACAAAGTCGTCTTCGTTCTCGGTAGCGATAGCCACCGACGCCAGCAGACGGTCGAACACCTGGGCACCCATACGGAACGCGCCAACCAGGAACGTGTCCACGGTCATGGCCTGGGTTTCAACGACCGGACGACGCCACAGACGCGGGGCCAGTTCACCTTGCGGATTGCCCAGCAGGTATTGGCCGGTGCTGTCCTTCAGCAGTTCGATTGCGGCCCAATCGGTTGGGTGCAGAACGATACCGTCGGACGGCAACAGCGCCAATTCCGACTGCAACAGCGCCAGGCGCAGCACGTCAATGCGGGTTGCGCCCGCAATGGTCAGCGGGGCCACGTAGGCCGACGCCTGGGTGTAGATACCGTTCAGGTTATTGCCGACGCCCGAACCCTTCAACAGCTGGGTTTCTTCCACCAACCCGAGGCCATAACGCAAGCGCTCATTGATCAGCGAGGCGAGCGCAGGGAAGTCGTCCAGAATCTCGGTGGACGCCTTCATAAAGTGGGCCAGCTTAATGACCGGCGCGGTGGACTGCGACAGGGTCAGGGTCGATTCTGGTTTGCGCGCACCTTCAGCCACCGGGGCGGCGTTGTTGGTGAACAGCGTTTCCTTCATGTAGGTAATCAGATTGGAATTCGTGCTGCCCGGCGCGATCAGGTCGCGGACGGTCAGGCGGCGCTGCGGAATCGCCAGAACACCCGGTTGACGGTCGGCCAGAACGCCCGCGCCCGTGTTTGTGGTGAGGATCGCTTTCGAGTCCACATTGACGCTAACGCGGCCGCCCGTACGACGGATCGCGCCATCAACG